AGGGTGCCGGAGGTGGTGCGTGCGAGCATCAAGCCTTCGTGGTTGATGAGGAGTTGCACGTCGGGTGAGTTGCGGAGGGTTTTCTCGAATGCTTTGGGGTCGATTTGTTCGACCCAGCCGCCGCGCTCAACGCCGCCGTAGCAGTCGTACGGTTCGTAGGTGGCTGCGTAGCCTTCGAGTACCCATTGGTTGGACTTGCTGTCCTCACGGATTTCGAGCCCTTGCGCCATGAGGCGCTGCTCGCGGACGTCAAGGATCTTCGCCCGGCTGGCGCGAGACTCACTCTGCACAAGAGACATGGTCTCTATCCTCCTTGGTTATTGCACAATTGTTAGTCATTGACACGGCTTTCTAGGGCGTCTAAAAATGGATTGTCGTTGAAAGCCGACCTTGTGGGTGCGGGATTTTCGCCGCCGGAAACCGGTTTCAGTGGCAAATTGGTCGGCGAATCGGATCCTGAATCGGGCTGGCTATCAGCGGGATTGCTGGTGTCGGGCTTGGTCGGCTTGTAACCCAGGGGCACCAGTGAGGACGGCTGTAGATAGGTGTCGCCGCCTTTAATTGGTGGCAGTTGTTCTCCTGCGCGGATTTCATTCGGTGACATCCATCCGGACTGCAACGCTTTTTCGTATGCCGAGTATCGGGTTTCGACGTCGCCGCGCAGCAGGTCGGTGAAGTCGAATCGCACGAACTGTCCGCGGGGCAGGACGTTTGAGAACACCGATTCGATGCAGGAAGTCCATGCCCGCAGCGTGTAGGTGACGAAACCTAGGGATAGTGACGAGATGCCTGATCCCCAGGAGGTGTTCTTTTCGGTGTCGCCCAGCATGTGTGGAGGGATGCCGAACATCATGTAGATCTCGGAGCGTTGGAACTGTTTCGTTTCGATGAACTGCGATTCGTTTGGGGCGATGGACAGTGGCGTCCATTTGAAGCCGCCGGTGAGGATGGCGGGTAGGCGCCGGCCTTGGTGGGACGCGATCCATGTCTGCTGCTGCCGTTTGATTGTGTCTTCGTCCATGCTTTGGTCGGTGGACAGGATTCCGGTGGGGTTTGCGGATTCTTTGAAGAATCGGTAGCCGTATTCGTTTGCGGCGAGGCTCAGGCCGATTGCTTGTGCTGCTTGCCGGATGGGTGAGAGGCCCCACGGGTCGCCGGGCATGGTGAATCGGCGCATGTGGATGACGTCTGGTGAGGGAACTACTTCGCCGAGTACCCGGTAGATGGGGTCGAACCAGCGCATGATGTCGGGGCGGCGCTCTAAATGCACGGTGTCGGGGTGTAGTGGCATGAGGGCGACGGGGTAGTCGCGGTTGTCGCGTTCGGTGACCATGTTGAAGGCGTTGCCGCGGAGGGCGAGGCTGGCGACGGTCATCCATTTGTATTGGTAGAGGTCGAATCCTGGGCAGGGTTCGCGGATGATTTGCGGTTGTGGGTTGACTTCGACGGGGATGCCGTTGCTGTCGCGGCGGTATACCTTCCAGGGGAGGCCGGCGATGGTGTCGGCGAGTAGGCGTACGCAGCCGTAGACGGCCATGCTTGACATGGCGTTTCCGACGCCTACGAAGTCGTCGGCGACTCCGATTCCTGGTGGTGGCACGAACGAGCTGTTCATGAGGGTGCGTTGTTCCGTCTGGCCGGTGTTGGCGCTGCGGTTGATGAGGCGGTTGATGAGGCTCAACGGTCAGCTCCTGCCGCTACTCCGAGTACGACGAGGGAGATGCCGCCTGCGAGCCATCCGGCTGGGGCGTAGATTTGGTAGCAGCCGTAGGCGACGGCGGCGACGCCGGCTAGTTCGGCGGCGGTGGAGGTGTGGTCGCGCCACGCAATTTTGGGGCCGGTTTTTTTCGCGGCTGGTTTTGGGGTGGTTTTTGTGGCGGGTTTGGGCTGCGTTTCTTGTGCAGCTTTTTCCCGGTTGTCTGCGTAGAGTCGTCCCCCGGTGCCGAACGCCTTGATTGTATCAAGCATCTTATTATCCTCCCACATCTTTTGTGTATTGCATTGGATCACGCATTGTTCAGCCGGGCTTCTTGTTCCCATTGTCTGATGGTGTTTTCGTCGGGCCAGTCGAAGATTTGGGGTTGTTTCTTTGTGCCGCGGTCGGCTTCTAGCCATGTGGCTGCGGCGCAGGCGATGATTGGTGATACGTCGACTGGGGAGTTTCGGCGGTCGAATATCCAGGAGTCTCCGCTGTGGCGTGCGGAGCCGGATGTGGCTGCTTTGTCGAGGAGTGGGGCGGGGCGGTGGAAGATTGTGTGGTCGACGATTCCGTCGTAGAAGAGGGAGCAGCCTGCTTGTACTTCTCGGGCGGGGCCCCAGGGCACGACGGGCAACGCTGCTTCTTGCATTTCTGTTATGAGCATTGAGGCGGGTGCGCCGATTTCTTGGATGGCGATGCCTACGAATTTCTTTTTGCGTTCTTGCAGCCAGGGGATGATCCAGTCGGTGCCGGCGGCTGCGGCCATGATTTCGGTGTGGAGGTTTCCGTCGGGCCGCCGGGCCGCCACGGCGATGTAGCTGCGGGAGCGGTCGTAGTTGATGTCGACGGCGGCGTAGAGGTCGGCGTCGGCGGCGCGAGCCGATTCGGTGTCTTCGGTGGCTTCCCAGTGTTCGAGGGGGATGATTCCGGCTTCTAGGGCTTGGACGCCGAGGCAGAGGTGTTCGGTGATGAAGCCGTTGAGGTTGGAGCGTTCCATTGCTTCGAGGCGCCCTTGGAGGGTGTCGATGGAGAATTGGTTGAGTAGGCCGAGGGAGGGGTTGGCTTTGTGCCATTGGGTTTGGTCGCGTGGGTCGGCGTCGGGTGGAATTGACCATTCGAATAGTCCGACGCGGGATTCGTCTGTTTCTTCGGCGACAATGCGGCGTAGGCAGCCGTCGCGTAGCGATATGAGTACCTCAGAGCGTGCGTCGCCGGCGTTTGTGGCGGCAATGATTTGGGAGTAGGGCCGGGCGATTGTGGTTGGTGTGAGGGCGTTCCAGCCTTCGAAGTCGGTGAGTTCGCGGAGTTCGTCGATGATGGCTAGGTCGACGGACAGTGAGCGTCCACCTTTTCGGGTGGCGGTGACAGCGCGGAATGTGCGGCCGTTGGTGAGGATGATTTTATGTCCACCGTTGACGACGCGGTGGTGTACGAGTTCGCGCCCCAGTAGCCGGGTGTCGGCTACTAGTTCGGCTATTTCTCGTAGCGAGTTTTCTGAGTAGTTGAGGTTCTGCGCCGCCCAGATCGCGAGCTTCGCACCGGGGCATGTTGGCGATGAAGATCCTGTTTCAGACAGATAGAGTCGCCAAAGCGCAAGCCCACCAAGCCATTTCGTGTTATGGGTAGGAATGAGGTCGCGACCGACAAGCCATCGACCATCTTCGCTGTCGACCGTGATGCAGCGCATCGGGCGTGATTCGATCGGCTCAATCGATGCCAGTGATATCCGGGATCGATCACCTTCCGCCTTCGTGCGTACGCGATCGGACTTCCGCGACAGCCGGAAGGGGTTTTCAGATGGGGTAAAGAAAACCCGATACTTCGGCCCGCAATCCTGCCCCCGGAGAGTGGCCCGGTGCTCTTTTAGCGTGGCGCGATAGCCAAGCGATCGAGCAAGGTAAAGCACCGCTTCGGCCAGATCGATCCTGGTAGAGCAAAACTCCACCTGGCCCGCCTTGCTAATACTTCCATCACTGTCGAGGAGGCCCGCCAGAAGTTCTTGACGTTGTTCCGTCCCGGAAGTCAGGTAGATGTTGGGGACATGCTTATTTCCCCAGATGCCGATCCTTCGGCAGCGCGCCTCGAAACCGTCGCGCATCGGAGCTTCTATGCGGAAGCAGATGTTCCACACAACACCACCGGTCTTATTCTCGACCCTGGTAACGGCACCGATGCCGGCGCCGGATTTCTCGATCAGTCGCTTAGTTTCTTCGAAGTCCTGATCTCCTGCGTAAATTATCGGGCTGGTCGAACTTCCATCGCCAAGCCATAGCCCTAGAAGGTATGGATCTATTGGTAGGCCAACTGGCTTGGATACGATGCGCTTCTGATTCGGCAGCCGGAATGCGTAATCGTTCTTCGTGGCACGGTTCGGCTGGCGCTGCAATCCCCGCTCTGCTATCT